ATATCGCACACGCCGCTCTGTGAGCCGTGGTTCTCCCACTCGATAATGTCGCCCTGACTCCGGAGCGCCGCTAACTGAGACTCCGTATCGGCAGGTTCCCAAATGTTGAACTTAGGATTGTACTCGAGCAGGGGTTCACCGCCAAGTGTCTCTGCGTCAAGCGGCTTTTGTTTGGCTCGATGGAGGTCAAAGGCTCGCTTGACTTCCTCTACTGTTGTAGCATTGCATATCAGTCGTGCCAGTTCTTCACGTTCAAAGACAGAGATATAATCAGTCGTGAATACCCTCGGTGGCTTGCCCATCCTCACGTCCTTTATGGCGCAGTCTCGCCAACGTCGGTACTCTGCGCTGATTGCTCTTTCAACATCTTCAGGTTGGCCAGATAGAGCTTGCTGAACACTTCGTTTTTCTGCCATGCCGGCATCGCTGCCACCATCTTCTGACGGTTTTCCTGAGCTGCCTGGAGCGCTTTTTGTTGTTCCTCCACGCGTGTTTTGTTCTCCTGCCATTGCGCTGATCTTTCCTTGCGGCGCTGATTGTGACTCCTGCTCATCGTCTAAGATGTCCTCCAATTCGTCGAACTCGTCTCCATCATCGTCCCCAACCTCCATTGCTCGTAGCTTGCCTTTATCGTTGCGGTTATCCAGTGCGGTCAGTGTGCGCGACATGGCGGCCAGGCTCTTCGGTTTGTCGGCAAAGAGCGTTTTCGCGGCGGCCCAGGCTTTGTCAAGCAACCCATCAATCGCTTGCTGCTGGCCACCTTTGGTAATCGCCGCGCCGATTTGCGAGAAAATCGAAGAGAGTTGCTTGCCTCCCTGTAGCTTTCCGAAGCGTGCGGCCAGGTGTGCCATGCGCTGAGCAGCTGACATACGCGGTCTGTGCTTACCGCTCTTTTTGTGCGCGCCTTTGTGGTGGCTGCCGCTGCTCTTCGATGCGCCTGACGAATAATCGCCAAACTCACCGTGAAAGCCATGTACCAGGTCAAAACGCTTCACGCCGCCAAACAGCTTGTCTGCCTCGTCTATTGCCTGCTGATCGTCGTCGTCTTCGTTGCCTTGGTCCTGCTGGTTGCCTTGCCCTGGCTGCTGTTCAGGCGGTTGTTGGGCTTGCTCGTAGCCTGCCAGCTTTGCATCATTGCCAGCCTTGCGTAATTTCGGGTCCATCGCATCTTTGATAAACGTGATACCCTGGCCAGGCACGATCACATAGGGCTCAGTTTCAAACATCGGCTCCAACCCAAGAGCATGCGCAGCCTGGCTCGTGGATTGTGTGCCATTGCCGGTGAGCACATTCCAGGCATCGACTTTGGTTTTGAAGTCTTCTGGTTCCTCAAAGGCTTTCCAGGTTGCCTCCAGGTCATCATTACCATCTTCCTCTACCATGACATCAGTGAAAATCTCAGCGGTTGTGTCCATCATTGGGCTCATGGTCCGCCGATAGATCACGGCTTCCTGGGTATCACCACTACTCTTGTTGACGTTTTCGGTGAAGCCCAGTTCGGACATAGTGAGCCCGAAATCGCCAACCGTGACATTCAGCAGGAACGTGTCGAACGGGGTCGCGATATCATCGGGGTCTGTCTTCGTATACTTCGCACCTGGCGGAATTACCTTGATCCTGGCCTTGATGGCATCGTTCCCAGCCAGTAATCCATCCCACATTTCCTGATAGGTCAGCAGGTCCTCGGGCTTCCACTCGCTTCCATCCTCTGGCGGCTCCAAGAAACCTGCTGGCACATTTCCATCAGTAAACGAACTCAGGTCCCTGTTTTGTTTGCGCAGCGCCTGATTGACTCTGAGAATAATTCGCTCGACGCGGCTCAAACCATAGGGTGAATCAGTGCGCTCCGTCTCACGGCGATAGATCAACTGCGTAGAAAGCAGCTCCATGCCAGGCACACCGTACACGAATTGTTGGTAAGCCGGGAATGGTGGCACCGGCTCCATACCGCGTTCGTCTAAAAGCGGCTTGATCGTCGAACCGTCGATGATTTCTAATGCGTACAACCGGCCAGCACGATCCTTGTGCTTGAAGATCGATAATGCGTCAATCTCCAGGCGCTCTTTGAGCATCATACGCATCCACTGCTTCAGTGTGCGCTTGCGGTCAGGCTTGGCAAAGAACGCTTTCCATTTCGCGATACGCGCGCCATACTTCGCGTCAAGCTCTGCCTGTGGAATGGGTTTGCCATTCTTGTCTTTGGTCAGTTCTGCCCGAGGTCTGATCTCCAATTCCGGCTTAGAACATAAATCAAACCAGACTTGTTCACAGATACCGATGCCATCGTACAGACTCGCCAGGTTGCGCAGCGTGTCAAAACTCGTAGTCTCTGTCGAGCGTGGCAGTTGGCCAATGTTATAGCCAACGGGATACTGCCACTGGCGAGGGCCTTGCGCTGGCGTGATTTGCGCGTTTGGCGTGAGTGGCGCGCCAGGGGCAAACATGCCTTGCGTTTTCGCTTGTGGCGCTAAAGAAGCCATCATTTGGTTGATCACACTTGGGGTAAGCGGTGTGACTGTGCCACCTGGTGGAGCGGTGGACTTGCGCTCAATCGCAGCGTCAACAATGCGTTCCAGGTCGCGCCTGTCGAGGGTGATTGTATTGTTGTTTCTGCGATTGCGTCTGCTCATTTACTCGCCTCCGCCTCTTTCTGCGCTTTCTCTCGCTGCAGCTCCCTATAGCGCTCTGTAAAACGCACCTGGTCTTTCGCTGTCTTCTGAAACAAGCGCTCCATGGCACCGCTTGACGCGTCTACCGGGTCATCATGAACTTTGGCGCTCGGGAATGGCTCCAGAAAGCCGAAATAGCCATGGTTCCACCAGGCGCGCAGCACGCCAACGTTGCCTGCTTCAGCCTGGCTAGAGAACGTATTTGCCCTGACTTCTTTCGGACCTGTCGAGCGGATGCCATGCGCTGAAAAACCCTCAAGCACGCGTGTCTTGAATGAGAAGGTGTTGAACTTGCCAGCACTGCCGGGCTCCTCTTCAAACCACACCTCGGTCGCCGCGCCATCCTGCTCTGCGGTCGCACGTACCTTTTCCTCAACCTTGCCGGGTGAGAGCCGATCCCATGTCGCGTCGAGCACAATATAGCGCGGAAACGTACCCGCCTTGCGACGTCCCATCTTCGTGCTTGCTGTATAATCGGGTCCATCGCGTTCAGTATTGGCTGGCATGGCTTCTGTTGCGGCAAAGTCCCAAAAGCGTACTGTCTTCTCAATGTCGTCGGGGATCGAATCGATAATCGGGAACCAGGCTTTCTTGAACTTGTTGCCGCCCTCGGCGCGAATACGCCAGTTCTTGTTCAGCAAGCGTTCACGATCGACAAGCGGTAACGCTTTGAGGCGCTTGCGATAATCAGGGTCTTTCTCTTCCAGCTTGGGATTGTCGTCTAGATCCGCTTCGATGAAGGTTACCGAGATCATATCCTCATGGGTTTCGCCTTTAGCCAACCAGTGAATGTCATCACCATCACGCACAAAATACCTAATCTCTCCTGACTCAGCCCGATCGTCCGCTGGCCAGTCCTCGTGTACCCAGGGCGCGATAAACCATTTCACCCAACTATCAGCATCAGGATTGCACGTTGCCCGTATATACGGCTTCACGCCACACATCGAGCGGTTGCGCGACAGCATATAGAAAAACATTGACTTCGTGAACAAGGTCAGCTCATCGAAGCCAATCAGACGAATTTGTGAACCCATCCAAGCATACTTATCCTGCTCATGCTGCATGTGAGAAAAGCGCACCGTCGCGCCACTGGGGAATGTCCATTCTGGCGGGCTCTCGCTTGGCTTCCCATCCACAAACGGTTAGATCATCCCGGACTCATCCCACAAGCCGCCCTTGTTCATGATCTCCGGATAGGTCCGTCGAAAGATGACCGCGCCATACTGAGGATTATCGATATGCCGCAATGCTTCTAGCAGTAAGCCGAAGGATTTACCGCCACCAGCTGCGCCACCGTAAATACAAATATCCGCAGGCGTCGAGAGAAACAATTCCTGCGGACCTGGCTGCGGACCAATGATAATTTCTTGAGGGGCGGGAGCAATCATGCGGTAGCCCTCCCGTTATCCGGCAAGCGCACTTTGTAAATCTCCACCTGTATCGGGCCGCCATCCTTGCCTGTATGCTCCATC